GAGCAAAAATCTTTACGTGAACAGCTGACAGAGATCCTTCAAGAGATTGAAGACTATACCTGGACTGATGATGGACTGGCTAACTTCTCGATTAAAATCACTCGTAAAGGCACTGGCCTTGAGACTTCATATAGCATTCTCCCAAAGGTTCGTAAAGTTCCAGAAAAGATTGTTAAGCAGTGGGCCAGTGAAAAGGAATCTATCTGGCTCCCTAACTTCTTTGAAGGTAAGGATCCTTTTGATGGGAAGCAAACTGACGCTAAAGGTCTACCAGCTGGCGGCACAGACAAAAGAGGATCGACTGTTTTACCAAAAACAAAAACTGCAAAGATTGAAGATGATGAAGCAGAATTCTGATGATTGAACTATTTGTATCTAAAAATGGAGAAACAGGTTTGCATGAAGCTACATGCACTTTGAAACTTCCACCATTGACTGTTACTCGTTCTAAGGGTGATCGCGATGACTTGGAGTATGAGCTTCGCCGTGCTTTTGAAGAGCTCGTAGGCGAAATTGTAACTAAACAACTTAAGGATGAATTCTAATGACTAATCAAAATATTACAGATCTCCCCCCTGAACTCCAGGCACGCATTGCACAAATCTTGCAAGGCAATCAAGTGCAGCCTGCACAGGAACAGGCACCGGCTCCTAAGCCAGCTCCACAACCATCATTGATGGATCACACCATTGCATTGCGACAAGAAGTTGCAGCTATGAACCAACAAGTAGCTGCGATGGGTCAAGTCGTAGATGCAGTTGGACAAGCAGTGGGGCAGCTTTATGCCATGTTTCAACAGCAAACCCAGCCTACAAGTTACAGCTCAGCGTTTCAAGCGGGGCAAACAGAAAGCGTAGATGATAGTGACTACTGATAGACCTTACCGGATCCAAACACCCTCTGGCTACAGAAAGTATTTGTGCTCTGGGCTTTACATGCCTAGCGTAACCACAGTTCTGTCAGCTACAGAAAGTGAAAAGTCCAAAGCAGGCTTAAGGACCTGGCAAAAAAATAACCCAGGTGCATTGGAAGAAGCTTCTACTAGAGGCTCTGCCATTCACCTAGGGTGTGAAAATTACCTTCGTGGTTTAGATCCAGGAGTTCCTGAAGAATATCAGGACTATTGGAATGGCATCACACAATATCTCGATTGGTTTGATATACTTCATTGGTCAGAGCGTCCATTACGTCCTGATTGGAATCACTTACGCAGTGACGATAGAGAGGTGGCATATGTCTGGTCAACAGAGCACATGTATGCAGGTTGCCCTGACTTGATTGGAGAGATCGGTGGTGTCAAAATCATTGCCGACTTTAAGACAAGTACAGGTCCATATATGAATACCTTCCCTGAACGTGGGGATCGTGTTGGATTTGGTGGCTTCCGGAAATATCAGAAATGCGCACAGCAGATGGCGGCTTACCGTCTTGCTCTGCATGAGCGTACTGGATTTATGTGTGATGCAGCCTTGATTATTGTTTCTACCCCAGAAACTACTCAAGGTATTTTCATCGACGCAGATCAGATGGATAGATTCGAAGGCAGATTTTTAAAGCGAGCTAAACAATTTCACGAGATGGAGGATGACAAAAATACTGAAGATAGCAGTCAACAAGAACTGCCTGAACAAAGAGAACCCACAGCTAGTTGCTAAGGGTTGGAAAAATATATTTGTTGGTGTTGAATGGCTGCTCGATTGGGTGGACGCTGGCTATGGCTGGTGTGCCACTCATTTTCATGAGCGTCATCGTAAGTCTGACAATGCTGCTGGCAGCAACTTAGTTGTCATTGACTTTGATGGTGACACACGTCTTGACACGTTTTGGGCAACCACAACTGCTAAGGACTGGTGTCTAGCTACCTACACCTCAGCTAGCCACTCAGATAAAGAGCACCGCTTCCGTGCTTTGTTTGCATTAGAGAAAGAGCTGGATACTACAGCTCAGCATCGTGGTGCCTATTGGCTGATTGTAAATCGATTACTTGCAGACTTAGGACTAGATGAACTTAAAGACAATTGTGGACAAAAGCCTGAAAGGCTTTGGTACGGCAGCACTGGTACTACTCGCTGTATTAATGACGGTGCGTTGGTTCCCGCTTTCCTTCTGGACGATATTGACTACGAAGAGTCTGCGGATTTCATACCTTCGACTTGTGAAGATATTGATATCCGACGTTGCCAGTGGCTCCTGCGTGAGTTCCTACATCCAAGCAATGATGACGAGTATGAATCCTATTACGTACCTGTTATGGCAGCTTGTGCTGGCATAGGTAGCGTTATCTTTGACGATTGGGTTGAGTGGGTACTACGTGGTCATCATGGTGAGAAGGAAGAAAACATTCGACCTTATAAGTGGAAAGGTCTCGGTAAATATGCAGGGCACACTAAACTTTATTCACTAGCCAAGAAACAAGACCCTAATTGGACTAGTCGTCTGCCATCAGAGCTACGCTTTGGTGCTGCAGGTAATGCCTCAGGGTACACAGAAACTGATCCGCTTATCAGTTTTGACGATGTCATATCACATGCAAAAGGAGAGCATATGGATTTTGAACCAGAACCGTTACCAGATTCTAAGGAGGTCAAAAAACGTGGCCGTCCAAAAAAATCTAATGACGATGCTGCAAAAGAACGTGAGGAAGACGTAGCCAAGGTCAAGCGTATCTTGTCTGGTCTACGTAAAAACAAACTCACAGGTGCAATTGAATACGATGATCCAAACGGAAATCTTATTCAGCTAGAAGGCCATGACTTAGATCTCATGACTACCAAGCTGTCTTGTGAGCACGGGACATTCATTCCCGAGCAACGTATCAAGTCAGCTATTCAGTATGCAGCAATTAAAAACTGCTACTGCCCTATCACTAGATACCTAGATGGTTGTGCAGCTAGAAGCAAGCCACATCCCAACTGGGACAAGGTTGGCTCTGTCTTCTTAGGCAACCCACATCAGCTAGCTACAAAAGCTATGCAGCGCATGATGATTGGCGCTGTAGCACGTGCTTACAAGCCTGGTGAGTCTATGTCCTGGCTTCCGATTCTTGTCGGTGCTCAGGGCGTAGGTAAGTCCATGTTTGCTCGCAATCTTGTGCCTGATCAACTGTTTTCAGAGATCACCACACCTCTGGAGACATTGATGCGTGAGCAGTATCGACTGCACGTTGCATGGTTGCTGGAGCTTCCTGAGATTGACAATTACTTCAGTATGAAGAACATTGAAAATTTCAAGAACCTAGTAACAAGCCGTGTAGACGAAGTTCGATATCCGTATGCGTCGCTGCCATCAAAGCTGCCTAGGCGCTTTGTCATGATCGGCACTACCAACCGGAACCAGTTCCTGGTTGATAGCACAGGTAACAGACGCTTTGTACCTCTAGAGATTGGACTAGGTTTCCAAATTCCTTGGAAACAAATTGCTCAAGAGCGTGATCAGCTGTGGGCTGCTGCAGTTCAGGCATATCGCGACGGTGTTCCTTATGAGTTCAACAGTGGAGAGATTGCAGAGATTGCCGATTACATTCAGGAGTTCGGTGATCCCGACCCCTGGACCGATAAGATTGCCTCGTATGTGTCTATAAGAGAGGAGGTAACTGCAGCTGACGTTCTTACTCAAGCACTCGAACTTGATCCTAGGAATCAAGGTCGTAGAGAAAGCAGACGTGTAGCTGACGTTCTTCAATCTATGGGTTGGAGACGGATCGTTACTTCAAGAAGAGATGAAGGAACGGGTAAACGTAAGTCTATGCGTCTCTGGATTCGGCCTAAAAGTGATCCTCTCAATGAAGATCACATCTTGAACGATTTCTAATTACACATATTTCACATTTAGGTATTACTATGAAAACATCGGATATCAAGCTTGGGCTGCGTGTGCGTGTCAGCTCAAACGGTATGACAGCACTAGTTGTTGGAACACCAGAGTATTACACCCCACGAGCAAAACTAGTCCGCATTAAATACGAAAACAGTACTCGCTATGAGTACATGATTAACCATCAACTAACAGCACTGCCTGTTAAAGAGCAGTATCCAGCTAACGGTGGTGAATATGTAAAACCAGAAGGAGATTTTTGATGGCTGAAGCTCAACCCAGTAAAAAACGTGGAGGCCATGCCTATGGCAGACGCGCTAAGCAAATGTCCAACACAGCTGTCGAGGGTGAGCTTTGCCTTTATCACGGCCATTCGCTTGGAAGATTTTCTAGTCATTCCATGCGATATGACAGTCATCAAGCATGTGTTCGTTGTGTAGCTGGAGCACGCGAAGGTCGAATGTCATTTGACATTGACAAGCTTGTAAAGAAAAATCGTGTCAAGGCTTTAAAGTTTTGGTCGCAAGTTGAAATAGGTGCTCCTGATGAGTGTTGGAATTGGACGGGCTCTATTAACAAACGTACTAAGCAACCTCAGTTTTCTTGGAGACGGCACGGCCTCTCTAGTAGTACACAACACCATCCACAACGAGTTGCGATGTGGTTTAGCTGGGGAGACCTTGGCTATACCGCTGTCAAAACTACTTGTGGTAACAAGTACTGCTGTAATCCATTTCACTTGATTCCGCAGCACATTGGCGTATTTGTAGATCACGATAGCTACTTCGAAAGTTTCGAACTGGCTTGTGAGCTACATACGCTAAAGCAACGTGTTGGTGAATATGTAATGGAAGAGGCACTTAAAGAACAAGAGAAAGCTATGAATGCTGAAGACCTTTCTGATCGTGAAGCATTGATACTTGATCCAAATTCACTATATGGTGACAAATTTGAAGCAGTAATGCTAGATCTGCTTGCCGGGAATCATCCAAGTCAAAAGACTACGTTAGACCCTGGTTTACATCAGGGTCCTACAGATAACGGCGAAGATGAAGAAAACCCCACGAGTGATTATTAAATTTCTTATCCTAATACAAGAGTCATTCTATTATGTCAAGACGTACAGATTTACTGCAACAACTGATTAGATCCGACAAGTGGGGCGAAGAGAAGGAGCAAGAACAAAAGTTTTTAGCTGCTACTGCTGAGCTTATTCTTACTGATCTAATTAATATCGCAAGCAACGGTGTACTTGCACGTGGTGCTGGAAGTCTCGTAATTAATCTGCAAAACGATTCCACAACATTCATGAGTGGAACCGACATTGAACGAGACATTGTTGTAGCTGAAGGCGCTGATGATGATGAGGTAGTTAAGTTCCTGCGTAAACTGCTTGAAGAAGTTGATGAGAATGACTGGTCCAATAACGTACTAATTACATTAATCAGTGATGCTGGAACAAGAACATTTAGCGTGGAAGCAGGTGGGAGCCAAGAAAGCTTCCGAACGTTCGCAGAAGAATTTAGCGGATAAGCTCAAAGCACAAGGGTTAAAACTACCTTTGTATCCGACCCCTCAGTTGATTGAGCGTGCTCGGTCAGTGATGGGCGGCATTGACTTTGATCCAACATCAGACCCAGTCCAACAGGTCTTAGTGGACGCTACGTCTGTGCCTTCGTTAGATGTCAACCCATTACACGAAACGTGGCATGGGAATGTTTGGGTATCTCCAAAAGGAGCTGTACGTAATACACGTTTGTGGTTAAACAAAACTATCAATGAATATCGGAACAATCATATTAAAAGCTTTGTCTTTTTTACTAGCGCATCTGAAATCATTCGTGCCACTCCTGTTCTTTGGGACTATCCTGTATGCATTCCTTTCAGGCGCATTAAACAACTTCGCGCTACAGCTAACGGTTTCGAGCCCGTCTGCCCTTCTACGTGGAACGTTTTAATTTACGGTCCACCCCTTGAAGAAGTTATTTCTGATATTGATAAAGTAACTTTGTTCTACAACACCTTTCGTGATGTAGGCAGAGTTATCTTCAATGAATATGCAGGAGATGGCTGGGCTAAAGATCTTGAATATTTCGAAGATCGCAAGGGTGAAGTCGGATGAAACACATATCACCCAGTTGCTTATATAACTTACCTTCAGGTAACTCAGTGCATCCTTGTAGGCTTATTCACAAAGATGGAACGTTGATGTGGAAGCATGCGCTGCTTTACAACAACAAACTATCAGTGCCTACTGAGCAAGCACATGAAGCCCACATAATAAAAACTGCTCAGCGCCTGGAGGAACTGAACAGTTGGGTGTCTCTAGATCTTGAACCGTGGGATTGTTTAATACCTACGGGGTGGTACGTACCCCATATCCCAGACCTTAGTAACGGTATCTCTGTATATTTTAAGCACTTTAGCCGCGATACTACGGATGTTTATGACTTGCTTCTGCCTCATATTCAAGACCATGAAACGTTGCACCAATCAAATCAGTATCTATACTTCAAGCGCTGCTGATTGCGCCCTAACAGGCGCTTTAATATATTAGCGCATTGAGTTAATTAGCCGAGTTAAGTACCACTGTGCCTTTTCAGCATCCTGCAACGGCCTGCCTTTATGCCACATACGCAACATGTACTTAAGTACCTGTCCTTGCAAGAACCCACGTTCAACACTTGCTGCCAAACTAATGGCATCTTCAATCGTGTCGATCACTTCCTGTTTACCTGAAGTGTAGTGCTTTGGGCTATTAACCTCATCAGAAGAGTCGGCAGTCAATTCAGGGTTTTCCTTTCTAAAATCTTGCATATATTCCTCGAATTTATCGTACTCATAACAGAATTTTTCGTAATCCATTTGACTCACATATGCTTGACTCTTTATCTAATATAGAACTATATCCCCCAAAATGTGAATATGCCCAGTCCTAAAGGTGACCCGACATATATCAAAAATAAAGAAACGTATTTCATCAATCTTGCTAAACAAGTTGGCCTTGCTTCTACTCATCCTTCTGCTCCAGGTGGCTGCATCGTTGTACGCGACCGTGAAATCGTTGGAGACGGACGAAGTCTCCTGACAGACAGTCAAGTAGAAATTGATTGCGTTTGTTACGCCATAGCAGCTGCAGCCAAACGAGGCACGCCTATGGCCGGAGCAGTTGTTTACACCACTCGATATCCATTCTCAGCATCTGTCTTTCAGTGCCATGTCATGGGCATCAAAAAAATAATTGTATTGGCTCACCAGTGGGAGCCATACTACAAACATGAATTTAGACGAGCTGGACGAATAGCTCGCGAACTATCTATCTCAATTGAAGCTGTATATGACAACGACGACCCCCGATTCTCTGTCAATCAAAACGCTGACAGGGACCTTGAAGACGAACTCTACGAAACTTCAAACCCTCACAAGCCTGATGACTATGACCCAAAAACGAAAGGAGAAATCCACGATGACGACTGAACTTCTATTTGACTTAGAAAGCACAGGCTTGCTCAGACGTGGCTCGACTATTCACTGCATTGTCATGCGTGATCTTGCTAAAGAAAGTGAGCCAGAAGTCTTTGATTGTCAGCCAGAACGCGCTATTATTCAAGGTGTCAAAGCACTTGAACGTGCTGATGTTCTGATTGGGCATAACATCATTGGATATGACATACCACTGCTTAAAGAGCAGTACCCCGACTTCAACCCTGTAGGTGAGGTTATTGACACTCTTGTATTGAGTCGTCTGTTCTATCCAAAGATTGATGCCAGAGATTTCGAACGTCGTCCTACAGGTATGCCACAGCGCCTGTACGGACGCCACAGCCTAGAAGCATGGGGTTATCGACTTCGCTGCTTCAAGGGTGACTTTGGCAAGCACGAGGGCAGCTGGGAAACATATACGCCAGAGATGCTTGATTATTGCATCCAAGACACCCAGGTCACAGCCAAGCTCTTTGAGCTGCTGATGCGTCGAATGAACGATTACAAATGAATCCTATGACTAAAAAATCAGATCCACTCTCAGTAGAAGAAATGCAAGAAGCAGCGGAGATCTTCTTTCCGTTGTTCTCAATCATTGACAAGCGTATGCCGAAGAGTGCAGCGACAGAAGACACACTTAAAGTGATGGAAAATGTTGCCAAGCTTGGACATAAGCTTCGTGCAGACAAGTTAGAAGATAAGCGTAAAGAACGTTTTGGTTTCAACAAGGAGGATTCCGATGGTGAGTGATTACGTCCGGCTTGAAATGCAACTGGCTCAACTGATGTCTCAGCAAGAGGCATCGGGCTTTCGTTTCGATATGGATGCTGCAGTTCGTGTACGTGCTGAACTACAGGAAGAGTTTGACCGTTTGAAGGCAGAGATCTTATCAATTTATCTGTATGTACCTGGCAAAGTCTTTACACCTAAACGTGCAGACAAAAAGAAAGGGTATGTAGCTGGTGCTCCTATGACCAGACTGACTGAGTTCAATCCCACCTCACGTCAGCACATTGCATTTGCTCTCCAGACCTA